AAACAAAGCGTATTGCCGCTGTTCAAGCTGGAATGAGTGAAGAACAGATACAGGATATTGTATTGGGTTCGATTCATGGGCTTATGACTAACGGAGATCTGGTTGGTGCTGGTGGAATGCGTGAAGAACCGCAACAAGTCCAGCAAGAACAAATGCCGATGGGCGAGGTGATGCAATGAAAGTCGGAGAGTTCATCGGCTTGCTGTTCCTTGCGCGTGATGTAGCGCATCGGGTGCATTTATCCACTCGCAGCTATTCAAAGCACATGGCCTTAAACGACTTCTACCATTCGATTATAGAGCTTGCTGACGGGTTTGCAGAGGCTTATCAGGGCAGGAACGGGATGATCGGCAATATCCCGCTGGCAACAGCGAAAAACACGGCGAATATCATTGATTTTCTGCAATCGCAACTGGATGAAATCGAGAAGTGTCGTTACGAGGTATGCCCGAAGACAGATACGCCGATGCAGAACTTGATTGATGGGATTGTGGAACTGTACCTCTCGACTCTTTACAAATTGCGCTTCTTGTCATAAGGATTCGTTATGTCGCAATACCAACATCTGACAGCAACCGCCCAGGTGAAGATCGGTGCCGCGAAACTGAAAGGAATCGTGGTCAATTCCGGCACCAACCCCACTGTCGCCGTCTACAACACTGGCGTTGCCAGCACAAGCGGCACCGTTGTTGCCGACACCATGACTTTTGCCACTGTGCCTGCCGTGATGAGCCTGCCGGGTGACGAGGCGGGTATCTACCTGGACAAGGGACTTTACGTGGTGCTTGGTGGAACTAGCCCCAAGGTCACACTGATTTACGATTAACGCATTAAACCGTACTGGTTCGGATAATCAGGGATTCTCTGGAATCAAATCATGTCTGACGAGCTTCAAAACTTAGCGGAAGTATCCGCGCCGGAACAAGTGGCAACGGCTGCACTTGACACCGAAGCACCAGCGCCGGAAGCATTACCCAGTGACGAGCAGAAACCCGAGAGTAAGACATTTACTCAAGATGAACTTGATGCCGCCATCGGAAAACGCCTTGCACGAGAGCAACGTAAGTGGGAAAGAGATCAGGCTGCGAGAACTGCCGAGAAGCAGATTTCACCGGAAATCCCCGCCTACGATCAATTCGCAACACCTGAAGCGTATGCCGATGCATTGGCGGAGCGAAAGGCTGAGGAACTGGTCGCACAGCGAGAACAACGGAAACAGCGTGACGAAATCGTAGACGCTTATCATGAACGTGAAGAAGATGCCCGGTCAAAGTATGACGACTTCGAGCAAGTCGCGTATAACCCGAACATCCACATCACGAATGCGATGGCCGAAACGATCCAGGCTTCCGAGATTGGTCCAGATGTAGCGTATTACCTGGGTTCCAACCCCAAGGAAGCAGATCGAATTTCCCGATTAGCGCCTCTCTTTCAGGCACGAGAGATTGGTAAGATTGAGGCTAAGTTGGCCTCTGACCCACCAGTCAAAAAGACTACTTCTGCACCAGCACCCATCAGTCCGGTGACTGCCAGAACCTCAGGAAATCCGGCTTATGACACGACCGATCCACGATCTGTCAAAACCATGAGCACAAGTGAATGGATCGAGGCTGACAGGCAGCGACAACTGAAGAAGATGCAGGCGCAGAACCGCTAAATTTTGAAAGGATATCATCATGGCGAATAGCCTGTTAACCATTGACATGATCACCCGGAAATCTCTTGAGATTCTGGAAAACAACCTCGTCATTTCCCGAAACTGCAACCGTCAGTACGATGACTCCTTCGCTACCGAAGGTGCCAAGATCGGTTCCACGCTGCGTATCCGTTTGCCTGACCGCGCTCTGGTGACGGACGGAGCCGCCCTGCAAGTTCAGGACGACACTGAGCAAAGCACCTCGCTGACCGTATCCAACCAGAAGCACATCGGCCTGAACTTCACCACTGCCGAACTGACCATGCAACTGGACGACTTTGCGGAACGTGTGTTGAAACCGCGTATCAGTCAGTTGGCATCTTCAATCGACGCTGACGTTGCCAACGCCTACAAGTCGATCTATTCGTCTGTCGGCACCCCTGGCACCACGCCGGCAACCTCGCTGGTTCTGTTGCAAGCGCAGCAAAAGCTCAACGAGAACGCAGCCGGTATGTCGCCGCGTTACGCCACTGTCAACCCTGCCGCCAACGCAGGTCTGGTTGAGGGCATGAAGGGTCTGTTCAATCCGGTTGACACCGTTTCCCGTCAGTTCAAGAATGGCATGATGGGTGGTGGCGTACTGGGTTACGACGAGATCAACATGTCGCAGTCCATCAAGCAGCACACCACGGGCGAATGGGGTACAACCATCACCTCCACGGGTACGCTGTCCACCCAAGGTCAAGCCACACTGCCGATCAGCTTCACCGGCTCCAGCAAGACCTGGAAACAAGGCGATGTGTTCACCATCGCTGGTGTGTATGCCGTCAACCCGCAGACTCGTGAAACCACTGGCTCCTTGCAGCAATTCACGGTAACGGCTGACGTAACGGCAACCACTACCGGCACCTTGGCGATCTCTCCGGCGATCTACACTGCATCACACGCTCTGGCGACTGTGGATAGTTTCCCGGTGGCGACCGCTGTTGTGACCATGCTGGGTTCCGCTTCCTCGGTGTACGCTCAGAACTTGGTCTACCACAAGGACGCCATCACTCTGGCAACCGCTGACCTGCTGATGCCTCAAGGTGTGGACATGGCATCGCGTCAAGTTCACAACGGCATCTCCATGCGTATCGTGCGCCAGTACGACATCAACAATGACCGCATGCCTTGTCGTATCGACGTGCTGTACGGTTACAGTGTGATCCGTCCACAACTGGCCTGCCGTATCTGGGGTTAAACCTTGAACGCTCCCGGTTCGCCGGGGGCTTCTCTGAACATTTGAAAAGGAATTCATCATGGCTCTCCCTTCTATTGGTGGTGGTCGTCAGGCTGGCGACGGTAACTTGAATGAGGTGGTACTGCTTACCCAGTCCACTCCCGCAACCGCAACCTCCACGGCAACGCTGACCATTGCCCAACTCGTCACCGGTATCGTTCTCGGCAGTCCGAGCACTTCGGCTGCAACCTACACCCTGCCTACCGTGGCGCTGACTGAGGCGCTGCTGGTCAACGCTAAAGTGGACTCGGCATTCGACTTCAGCATCACGAACGTCGATGGTTCCAGTAGCGGCGTCATCACGGTTGCTGTTGGTACGGGTTGGACGCTGGTTGGTCTGGCGACCGTTGCCGCGACTGCTGGCACCACTGGCCGCTTCCGCGCCCGTAAGACCGGCACTGGCGCATGGACGCTGTACCGTCTGAGCTAAATATCGGGGGCTTCGGCCCCTGTTTCTGAAAGGAGTCAATATGGCTAACACAAAACCGATCGGTGTAGCGTACGAGGACCCACAACTCGATGGCGCGGTTATGGGGAAGTCGGGCGGCACTGCTGGATTCTACGGCACAACACCTGTGGCAAAAGCTGCTGCTCTGACCACCCAACTCACCTCGATCACCCATACGGCACCGAGCACTCCTGACTATGCGGTGCAGGACCTGACCCAGACAACACCCTTTGGGTTCGCCACCAAGGATGAGGGTAATACTGTGCTGTCCGTTATCCTGAACCTCCAGACTCGGGTGTCTCAACTCGAAACCAGGATGCAGGCTTACGGTCTGCTGCCTTGATAACCGGGGGCTTCGGCCCCCAACTCAATTATGCCAATCATCTATCTAAAACACCCAATTCACGGCACCAAGATTGCCAACATGGATCTTGAGGCCGAACAGGATGAAGAAAACGGCTGGATACGATATAATCCAGACATTCCATCCTTTCTCAATGCACATGAATCAGAGAATGTGCTAGAGGTTAAACGCAGAGGCCGAAGGAAGGCCACCGAGGGAGTCTGAATATGTCAACCGCTGGCGACCAAATCAATGCAGCACTACGCCTGATCGGGCAACTGGCGGAAGGCGAAACCCCATCGGCAGAAACATCAACTGACGCTCTTGCCGCCATGAATCAGATGCTCGACTCGTGGAGTACCGAGCGTTTGATGATCTACAACACCCAGGATCAGATGTTCACCTGGCCTGCTGGTCAAGTCTCCAGAACCATTGGCCCCACGGGTAACTTCGTCGGCAACCGTCCCGTTGCTGTTGATGACGCCACGTATTACCGTGACGCTTCAACCAATGTGTCCTACGGCATCAAGATCATCAATCAGCAGCAGTACGATGGCATCGCGGTCAAGACTGTCACCAGCACATATCCTCAAGTGCTGTGGGTGAACATGGAATATCCGGACGTGAAGTTGACGGTTTACCCTCAACCCACCCGCGATCTGGAGTGGCACATCGTCAGTGTGCAGGAACTCACGCAGCCTGCTGTGCTGGCAACCACGCTGGCATTTCCACCGGGCTACCTGAGAGCGTTCAAGTACAATCTGGCTGTCGAGATCGCCAACGAGTTCGGTGTCGAACCACCCCAAACTGTTCAGCGCATTGCCATGACCAGCAAGCGGAATCTCAAACGCCAGAACAACCCAGAGGACTTGATGTCATTACCCTACTCGCTGGTGGCTACTCGGCAACGGTACAACATTTTCGCCGGGAATTACTAGGTGAAATCACCCATCCTCGGAAGCTCTTATGTAGCCCGTAGCGTCAATGCCGCCGACAATCGCATGGTGAACCTGTTCCCCGAGGTCATTCCTGAGGGTGGCAAGGAGCCGGGATTTCTGAGTCGTGCGCCGGGTTTGCGTCTGCTTGCGACAATGGGAACGGGGCCAATCCGTGGAATGTGGCAGTTCGGCAGTTACGGATACGTGGTGTCCGGTCTGTCGCTGTATCGGGTCGATTCGACATGGACCGCAACGCTGCTCGGAACCGTGACCGGCACTGGTCCGGTATCAATGTCCGACAACGGTAATCAACTATTCATCGCCTGCAATCCTGACGGATTCGTCTACAACGCATCAACTGGTGTGTTCCAGCAGATAACCGCAACCGCGTTCCCTGGTGCGGTGACGGTCGGGTATCTGGATGGCTACTTCGTGTTCAATGAGCCGAACAGTCAGAAGATATGGATCACTGCGCTGCTGGAAGGAACGCTCATCGACGCCCTCGACTTCGCCAGCGCCGAGGGATCACCTGACCAGCTTGTGTCACTCATCATCGATCACCGGGAAGCGTGGTTATTCGGAACCAACTCAATCGAAGTCTGGTATGACGCAGGAACCGCTGACTTCCCGCTTCAGCGCATCCAGGGCGCGTTCAATGAGATTGGCTGCGAAGCCCCTTACTCTGTCGCCAAGATGGACAATGGATTATTCTGGCTGGGGTCTGACGCCCGTGGTCACGGCATCGTGTATCGCGCCAACGGATACACAGGAACGCGCATCTCGACTCATGCTGTCGAGTGGCAGATTCAGCAATATTCGTCACTTTCTGACGCAATTGGGTACACGTATCAGCAGGACGGACATCCGTTCTACGTCCTCATCTTCCCTAGCGCCAACACCACATGGGTTTACGATGTGGCGACAAACGCTTGGCATGAGAGGGCCGGATGGGATACGACACTCGGAGCACTCACGCGCCATCGTTCCAATTGCCAGATGTCATTCAATGGTGAAACCGTGGTGGGTGATTACACCAACGGGAACATCTACGCCTTCGACATGGACGTTTACGCGGACAACGGGGTGACGCAGAAGTGGATCAGATCATGGAGAGCACTGCCCACGGGTCAAAATAATCTGAAACGCACTGCGCACCACACTCTGCAACTGGACTGCGAGGCGGGAGTCGGTCTGGTCACGGGTCAGGGCAGCGATCCCCAGGTGTCGCTGCGCTGGTCGGACGATGGGGGTCACACTTGGTCCAATTACCATCATGTGTCGATGGGCAAGATTGGTGAAACTTTCAGACGGGCGATCTGGCGCAGACTCGGCATGTCGCTCAAGCTGCGCGACCGGGTTTATGAGGTATCTGGGAGCGACCCCGTGAAGATTTCCATCATGGGTGCCGAACTCGATGTGATTCCAACCCATGCTTGACATCACCAGCATCCCGTCATCGCGGGCTGACTTCATCGACCCGCGCACGGGTCTGATGTCGCGGGAATGGTATCAGTTCATGCTGAATCTGTTCCGTTTGGTCGGTGGTGGTAGCAACCCCACCTCACTGGACGACTTGCAAATCGGGCCTCCCTTGTCCGATCAATCGGGCGAATTCGGTATCATCTACGATCAGGCGCAATTGGCGTCCATGATGGCGCAGTGCGAGAATCAAGCAACGCTGGTGGAACAAAAGGTTGATCTACTCCCGACACCCGCGAATCTCGATGACGTGTCGGCGCTGAATACCAAAATCAAATCGAACGGGGTACTGACATGGCTTTCGATGTAATCACTCCGGTCAAGATGGGGCAGGCCGCCATCACCACGGGCGTTACCACGCTCTACACCGTGCCGACACTGACCCGAACCTTCGTGAAGGACATTGACATCTGCAACACGTCATCCAGCGCCAGCGCCACGGTGACGGTGTATCTGGTGCCGAGTGGTGGAACTGCCGGAACGGGAAATACGCTGGCGCCCGGCGTCACGATCCCCCCAAATGGCATGTTCCAGTGGAGTGGCAACCAGATCATGAATGCGGGCGACACGATCCAGATCATTGCTTCCGCAACGGGATGCACGATCAACGCTGGTGGCGGGGAGGCAGTGTAATGGCTATCTGGACATATCCTGAAGTTCCGCTACTCCAACAGGACATTATTGGCAACTCTCACCATTACTACCCGAACAAGACTCGCGGGTTCGTGTTCGGGCGCGCGCCTGATGTGGACAATGTGCGCGTCGATCTGTGGGAGGGAAGTCTGTCAGCATACGGGCCAAGCACGACTTACGTGTTCCCGACAGTCGCGCAACAGATGACTATCGTGTCAGCCAGCGCGAACGACACGCTTGCTGGTACAGGTGTGCAGAAGATCATGATTCACTATCTGGACAATAACTACGCTGTTCAGACAGAAACAGTCAGTATGAACGGGACAACTCCGGTCAACACTGCGGCGACGAACATCCTGCGCATCAACGGGGTTCATAGTATTCAGGCTGGAACGCTGGGACGCGCTGATGGTAACATCGCACTGACTAACACCGCACAGACGATCACTTACGCATTCGTCCTTGCTGGAAACAACACAGCACGGCAGGCTGTTTACACTGTCCCCGCTGGTGTAACTGGGTACATCAACCACTGGCAGGCAAGCTCGGGTTCAACCGGATCGCATTTCTGTCAAACCATACTCCAGGCAACCACGCATGACGGGGTTATCTGGCCCGGTGTATTCATGGTTCAGGACGAAACAGGAACACAGAATAACGGAGTTGTGATGACCTTCCCGATCCCGATCCCGATCCCCGCAACCGCTGATGTGAAGATTTCCGCAATCAGCGATTCAGGAGCGGCAAACGTGATTGCGATGGGTGCGGTAATGGGATGGTTTGAGTAACATAACCATTGACATCGTTGGAACTATTGACGAGAATGACGGCATATTGGAGGTCAATGAATGACGATCATCGTTAAAGTCCTGGTTCCTGCTAAGATTGTCGAGGCTGCCCAAACAACGCAGTACACGGCAACCGGGGTGACATCCATCATTGACAAGTTCACCGCGACCAACTACAGCGCGGTGGCCGCAACCATCAGCGTCAACATTGTCACCAGTGCCGACACCGCAGGCAACCAGAACCTCATCACCAAGACCAAGACGCTGCAACCCTCGGAGACTTACACGTTCCCCGAAATGGTTGGGCAAGTCATCATGGTTGGCGGGTTCATTTCCACGATTGCCGGGACTGCGACATCCATCAACATGCGCGTCAGTGGACGTGAGGTTTCATGATGAAGAATCTCATGCGTATCGCTGTTGGTGCTGACATAACGACATCATCTCTAGCGGTATTACACAATCCAAAAAATGTATATAGAGACGTACTCGCATTCTTTGGAATACGGATAAATGTTAAACGCTCCATTTATCAACACCCACCAGAGTCATATTGTCAGGCTTCCCGTCTGATAAGACAGAATTTAGAAGATAGCCTTCTTTTTTCATACCGGCTGAAAGAGCATGCTTAAGCACCAACGGATAATGATCTGGGATAAGCGCTACTATTTTAATGAAGTGCGTGTGCTCAAAAATCCATCTTATTGCGAGCATCGTTGCATTGTATAGTTGTGTCCCCCAGTAATCAGGTAGATAACAAATATGCCCCTGGCAGCAATCTTTGCTATTAAACGGATGGAAAAGAATTATTCCAATTACGCTTTTTCCGCGAATGCATGATAGGTAGTACAAGTCACCTGCACTATAGTAATTATTACGATGAAGATACTAGGTCTATCGTAGAGGATATATGGGGATGTGACTTAGACGAATTTTGCTATGCGTTTTAATATTGGGGGTGATTTATGGGCATGGCAGCATCAGTGTGTCAAGAGCCGCATCCGACTTGACTTTCATCTTGTCCGCGATCCCGTAGTTCTGAGCAGCCGTTGCCGCCCTGTCTGCCTCAGCCGCCGCCAGTTCAGCGGGGGTTTTTCCGACCGTGCGAACCTGTGCGATCTGTGCGGCCTTCTGCTGCTGACCGCGCTCGAAATACTGACTCGGGAGATTCTTGGATGCCGACTCTCCCATTGCGGAGAATCGGGTAGCACCGACTGGTGCGGCAGCCTGTGCCGCCGTGGGCATACTACCAGGCACGATCTCGGGATTCCTCAAAGCATTCAGAATCTCACCACCTTTGCCTTCAGCAGCAGTGATGTACGCGGCCCCTTTCGGGTCAAGCATGTTGTGAACAGCGCCGACACCCTTTGCGCCCATCTTGAAAGGTGCTTCGATCACAGGTGCCACCGCCCGCATCGGGTTGATCGCGGCGCCGGTCTTGGTCGCCGCTGCCCCAACGGTAGTCGCGCCGAGTTTGGTTGCTGCTGCGCCGCCTCCGGTCAGAAGCATGGACAAGTCAGCAGCAGCGCCCACGGGGTCCTCGGCAAAGGTGCGCTTGACGGCATCGTAGCTACCATATCGGTCTTTGTAGATGCCACCCATTGAATTAGCCGCATCCGTGGCGCGTTTAGCCGCCTCCGGGTTACTATCGAATTGGTCTATGAACCCAACCACCTGTTTAGGTAAGGCGTTTCTGAGAGCGCCGGCCCCCACATCGAGTAGGCTGCCCAATGTCTGAACCGGACTCATCACAGCTTCAGCGAGTCCACCGAGGAACTTGCCACCACTGCCCACCACGTTACCGGCGGCTTGCAGCGGAACCTCGGCAAGCGAGTAGGTTCTGCGGTCTGTTGGAATCTCGCTGGGTGAAGGCTTCGTGATAGGTTGGTTAACCACGGGCGCATCTTTCCAGCTTCCACCCGTTGCTGCGAGTTGACCAGTGCCTGCCTCTATCGGTTGACCTTTCCACGTCATCGGCGCAGCAGGAACTCCCGCATCGATGTCGCGCATGGTCTTATTGAGGCGGGCGTCTTTTGCGTTACCTGAGAAGGTGGGCGCATTGTCGGATTCCGTTA